TGAAGACCGACGATCTTCCTGAAGGGTCAACCAATCTGTACTACACAGACACAAGGGCCCGTAACGCTCTGAACGTTGGTGGTGACTTAACTTACGATTCTGCAAGTGGACAATTAACATTCACTCAGAGAACAGACGCTCAAGTTCGTGGACTGATCAGTGCGGGTGGTGACCTAAGTTACAACTCTGGTACTGGTGTGATGAGTTTCACTGAACGTACCGATGCAGAAGTAAGAGGGTTGGTAAGTGCAGGTGGAGACTTATCCTATAACTCTGGGACGGGTGTGTTCTCATTCAGTGAGACATACTCTACCGCAAACGAACTCTTGACTGCAATCAAAACTGTGGATGGTGCAACATCCGGCCTAGATGCAGACTTACTTGATGGTCAACACGGTTCTTACTACAGGATCAACGTGTATAATTCTAGTGGAACTTTGTTGAACTAAAGGAATAACAAATGGCGACACCAAATACTAGAGACGAGTTTATAGATTATTGTTTACGTGCACTTGGACATCCGGTCATCGAAATCAATATAGATGACGAACAACTGGATGACAGGGTTGATGAGTCTTTGCAATGGTTTCGGGAACATCATCCGGATGGGTCTCGCCGTTTCTACGTGTCTCATCAATTGTCACAGACGGACATCAATAATGGATATCTGGATCTGGGGAATACAGACATTAACACTGTGGTCCGTATGTTCCCTGTTAATACTGTGTCACAAACAACCAACTTCTTCGACATCAAATATCAGATGATGTTGAACGATATCACCGATCTAAATAATTATGCCGGTGATATTGCGTACTACGAAATGTTGCAACAACACCTGTCTCTACTTGATATGAAACTAACGGGTATGCCCGAAGTGACATTTTCAAAACAAGAGAACCGACTCTACTTCTATATGAGTAGCGAGAAGGTGAGTGTGGGTGACTATGTTGTTATTGAGGTTTACGGTATTCGAACTCCGTCTTCTGGTAGTTCGGACTACTTGTCTCTGTGGAACCACAAGTTCCTAAAAGAATACACAACTGCAATCATCAAAAAACAGTGGGGACAGAATTTATTGAAATTTGAAGGGATGCAACTTCCTGGCGGTGTCACCATATCTGGGCGACAAATCTACGAGGATGCACAAACCGACATCGAAAGAATCTTAACTAAGTTTAGGGAAGAGGAAGATGTTGGACCTATGTTCTTTATAGGATAACAGTATGCCAACCAACCCATATATCAGTCAGTCTGTAAAGAGTGAACAGAACTTATACGAAGACTTGGTGATTGAGTCACTGAAGTTTTACGGACAAGACGTATACTACATTCCACGAGAGATCGTCAATAAAGATAAAGTCTTTCTTGATGACGTTCCGTCACGCTTCACTGATGCGTATAAGGTGGAGATGTATATTGAGAACGTGGAAGGATGGCAGGGTGAGGGTGACTTGTTTACGAAATTCGGTATTGAGTTGCGTGACCAAGCTACCTTTGTTGTTGCACGTAGACGTTGGAAGAAACTGATCGGTGACTATCTGACCGAAAATAACTTCCGTCCACGTGAGGGTGATGTAATCTACACACCATTGTCAGAGTCTATCTGGCAGATCACTAAGGTAGAAACCGAAACTCCTTTCTACCAACTCAGTCAACTACCTACGTTCAGACTTCAGTGCGAACTCTTCGAGTACAGTGACGAAGACTTTGACACGGGTATCGACGATATTGACATCATCGAATATGAGGGTGCATATCAGTATGCACTGACAATGCATCCTAATGATACTACGGGTAGTATCGCCGCCGCAACCGTTGATGGATTGGATTTCAACGGAGGTATTACAGGACTTACAGTTACTCACGCCGGTGCGGGATATGATAGTGCGGGTGCGGTTGTTGCAACATTCTCTGGTTTCGACTCGGCCGGTAACACCGCTAAGTTCGGTGAAAACTCTATCAACATGTCCCTCTCTAGAGGTATTGAAGGTAACGATCTTAAACTCATCGACAGTAGTGGTTTTGTCGAATACTTCCTGAGACTCAATGCATATCCGACTTCGGGTCAAGGTGCCATGTTCACCATTGGTGGTGGACAAGACGGAGGTACTAAACAGTATATCTTTGGTGTCGGTTCAGGCGGAGGTATTGTATACTCTCGTGCAGACAATGAGGGAGACTCTGCACAAATTGTTGGTGGTGTCACTCTCAGTTTGGGATCTTGGAACCACATAGGTATCGGTCAAGACAGCGATACCATGTACATGTTCATAAACGGAAGTAGAGTCACACCAAACGTTACCCTTCCAAATACTGCGGACTTTATCAGTGGTACGTATTCGTTTGGTGCGGTTGCCGCCCGTGATCTGGATGGTATATCTTATGGTGGTCTCTCCGGTCACATCGATGAGATCAAGGTTTCTGCGGGTACAGAAAATCAGATTCTCGCAAGTCGTTATTCCGGAGACTCCGACACAATCACTGTTCCTACTGTAGAACATGATAGTGACTCAAGAACATCTCTACTTGAACACGCTAACGGAACTCTACCTACGGTTACTGCGGTGTTGAACTCTTCGGGTGGAATTGGATCTTTAACAGTAGACACTGCTGGTTTCAACTACAACGGTACACCTACTGTATCTTTCAATACACCTGTAAACGGAGGAAACTTCGCTACGGGACAGATCGTTACTCAGGTATTCCCTACATACACAATGAAGGGCGAGGTAACAGACTGGTCAGATTCAGATCGTGTACTGCAACTCGCACACGTAGGTGCGACAGACGGGAAGTTCCACGAGTTCAATACAACACGCATGGTTACTAGTGGTTCGGTGCAACACGTTCCTTCATTGGTGACTGAGTTACAGGAGATTCAGAATACCGCACAGAATAAGATATTCGATGACTTTGAGGGCGACTTCTTAGACTTCTCAGAAAGTAACCCGTTTGGAGATATGAGTTAATGTTTGGTACTTGGTTTTACAACAAGAGAGTGAGGACTGCGGTATCCGTATTCGGATCGTTGTTCAATAACCTTTATGTCCTAAGACAGAACGCAAGTGGACAGACTATATCTACCGCTAAGGTTCCTCTGTCCTATGCACCCCGAAGAGACTTTATCGAAAGACTTGAAGCCATGCAGAGAGGTGAAGAGGCAGAACGTAGAGTTGCAGTCAAACTACCTAGAATGTCTTTCGAGATCACCAACATGCGGTATGACTCACTCAGACAGTTACCCAAGGTAAACTCTTTCTACGAAAACGTAGCGGGAGATGATTACAAACGTAAACGGGTGTACACATCTGTACCCTACGACATCGACTTCCAACTCAGTGTGTTTGCAAAGACACAAGATGATGCACTACAGATTGTAGAACAAATCATTCCATACTTCAACCCACAGTATTCAATTACTGTAAAACCCTTTGCGGATGAGATGAATATTAAAGAGGACGTGCCAATCGTCCTCACAGGAATAACCTTTCAAGATACCTACGATGGACCTTTAGAGACAAGAAGGACAATCGTTTATGATCTAACCTTCACCATGAAACTGTCTTTCTATGGACCGGAGAAAACTCAGAGTATTATTAGAGAGGTTAATAACAATCTGTATCTCATGGGTGCAGACAGTGACACCTTTATTCATAACATAAATATTACACCGGATCCAATTGATGTGAGTCCGGATAGTGACTATGGTTTTAATGTACAGTATTTGGATAGCGCCGGATGAGTGAAGACAACAAGAATATAAAGACAGACTACGAGTATTCTAGGGAGACGTATTACGACATCCTTGAGAAGGGACGTGAGTCTATGGATCTGATGATTGAGGTCGCTCGACAGAGTGAACACCCTCGTGCGTTTGAAGTCCTGTCCACCATGATGAAGAACATGGCAGACATCAACGACAAGTTGATGGAACTGAACAAGAAGAAAAAGGACGTAGAGAAAGAGGAACCCAAACAAGTCGGTACTACAAACAACAATCTCTTTATCGGGTCTACGACTGAACTCCAAAGATTTCTACAGAATGAACAAAAGGTGATTGATGCAGAGCCCATACGAGAAGAATAATTACCTTGGTAATCCTAACGTTAAAAAGGATGGGGTTAACGAGGAATGGGATTCTCACAAGGTTTCGGAATATCAGAAATGTATGCAAAATCCCGCATACTTTGCGAAGACCTATGTCAAGATTATATCACTTGATAAGGGACTTGTCAACTTCGACTTGTATCCATACCAAGAGAAAATGTTCCGACACTTCAACGAGAACAGATTTTCTATTGTACTCGCTTGTAGACAGTCCGGCAAATCTATTTCGTCTGTGGTCTACCTTCTATGGTATGCAATCTTTCATCCCGAAAAGACTATTGCAATTCTTGCAAACAAGGGTTCAACTGCAAGGGAGATGTTAGCGCGTGTTACACTCGCCCTTGAAAATTTACCTTTCTTTCTCCAACCGGGCTGCAAAGCACTCAACAAAGGTAGCATCGAATTTTCCAACAATAGTCGTATTATCGCTGCTGCTACCAGTGGCAGTTCTATCCGTGGTATGTCTGTTAACCTTCTATTTCTTGATGAGTTTGCTTTCGTTGAACGGGCTTCTGAATTCTATACTTCTACCTACCCTGTCATCTCTTCTGGAAAGGACACAAAGGTTGTCATCACATCTACTGCAAACGGTATCGGAAACACTTTCCACAAGATATGGGAAGGGGCGGTACAAAAAGTTAATGAGTATCAGGCATTCACAGTAAACTGGTGGGATGTGCCAGGCCGTGATGAGGAGTGGAAGAAACAGACTATATCAAATACATCTCAACTCCAGTTTGATCAGGAGTTCGGGAACACATTTTTCGGGACGGGTGATACTTTAATCAATGCAGAGACTCTGCTTGACTTTCGATCAAAACCGCCAATTGAAGTTCTCGAAGGTGGGAACTTCTTGGTATATCAGACCCCTCAAAAGGGTCACGAATACATCACCTTAGTAGATGTATCAAAAGGTAGAGGGCAGGATTATTCTACGTTTAACGTAATCGACATATCGGTCCAACCTTTTAAACAGGTTGCGGTTTATCGCTGTAACACTATATCTCCAATTCTCTTACCCAACTTTATCTATAAGTATTCGAATCTCTACAACAACGCATACGTAGTAATTGAATCAAATGATGCGGGTTCGGTGGTATGTAATGGATTATATCATGACTTGGAGTATGAGAATGTTCACGTTACCAGTTCAGTAAAAGCGTCTGGTATTGGTATTGAAATGAACCGTAAGGTCAAACGTCTGGGCTGTTCTGCAATCAAGGACATCCTTGAAAACCGCAAGTTGGAAATTGTTGATGAGAATACCATACTAGAGATATCGACGTTCGTATCGAAGGGTCAGTCTTATGAGGCGTCTGAAGGAAACCACGATGATCTCATGATGAACTTAGTACTGTTTGGGTATTTTGTCTCAACGCAATTCTTTGCAGATATGACCGACATCAACATCAAACAGATGTTATTTGAAAGAAGAATGAAGGAGATCGAAGACGATGTACCCCCATTCGGTTTTGTTGATACTGGATTAGAAAATATAGTTGAGGAACCGATTATAGAAAATGAGTGGCAAGTCTGGAAACAGGATAACTGGTGAAATTCTCCCTTTTTATAAATAAAAGTGTTGAATAGACCCGTATCATGTTAAACTCATAATTTGTAAACGAAAAAAGGAAAACAGTCATGGCATTAACCACACCGTCTGCTTCTCCTGCAATCACAGTCAAAGAGATCGACCTCTCAGGATTCGCTCCTAATGTCACAACTTCGACTGGTGCGTTTGTAGGTAAGTTTCGTTGGGGCCCGGCAGAGGAACGCACACTAGTAGCAGATGAAGCTGGTCTAGTGCAAGTTTTCGCCGCACCTAATGAAGATCATGCGACAGACTTTTTGTCTGCCGTGTACTTTTTAAAGTACTCAAACTCGTTGTTTGTTGTACGTGGTCACAATGGTTCTAAAAACGCACATTCCGGTTATGCCGCGGATGTGAACACCAGTGACTCCGGAGACAACATCGTAGTAAAAAACACTAATCACTTCGATACCACAGTCAAGAGTTCTCTCAATGCATCCACCAATAACTCTGGTGCATTCATTTCGAGATTCCCTGGCGCTTTGGGTAACGGACTTTCAGTAACATTCTGTCCTGCCGACAGTGCAGATCGTTACTTTAATCAATGGGACTATCGTGGTTCCTTTGACCGTGCACCCACTTCAAGTTCTTGGGCGACAGATCGTTCAGGTACTTTGGATGAAATCCACGTTGCGGTTATTGACCGCAAGGGTGAATTCACAGGTACGCCTGGCTCGGTACTCGAAACCTTCCCACACCTTTCAGTTGCAAAAGGTGCGGTATCTACAGAAGGTGAACCACAGTACGTGGTAGACGCCATCAACCAGTCTTCTGGATATATCAGAATGTCTGGTTACTTTGATGGTGACTCTGCATTCTCTTCCACTCTTGCTGGTGGACAGGGTATTGGTCAGTACTGGGGAACCACTCCTGAAGTAGATTCCGCTACTAACTTTAGTACAGGAACTTCTGGATGGTTGAATTGGGACTCAGACAATAACGCACTCATCAAACTTTCGAATGGTGCAGATGACACTGACTTCACCGCTGGTGATATTGGTACTGCATTCGACTTGTTTGAAGATACAGAGAACGTCACAGTAGACTTCCTGATCTCACCTGTAGGTAACGGATCAGTGAATGACAGTGACGCTGTTACTATTGTCAATGATCTTAACGGTATCGCACAACAGACTCGTAAAGACTGTGTTGTCGTGACTTCACCTAAGCGTAATGATACTGTTGGTGTCGCCGCTGGCACTGCGGTTTCCAATGCGGTTACGTTTGCAAATAGTTTGACAAACTCATCGTACCTAGTAGTCGATAACAACTACCTCAAGGTTTTCGACAAGTACAATGACAAGTATGTCTTCATTCCTGCTGCATCATCTACTGCTGGTCTTATGGCTGCAACAGATGCGGTGGCCGCTCCTTGGTTCTCCCCTGCTGGTCAACGTAGAGGTAATTATGTCGGTGTAACCGATCTTGCAATTACTCCTAACAAGACTCAGAGAGATACATTGTATAAGGCGGGTATTAACCCCATCGCCAACATTCCTGGCGCTGCAATCGTACTCTTCGGGGATAAAACCCATGAGAACAGACCTTCTGCATTCGACAGAATCAACGTTCGTAGATTGTTCCTTGCACTGGAGCGTTCAATCGCTGCCGCTGCGAAGAACATCCTGTTTGAATTCAACGACGAGTTTACTCGTGCAGAATTCGTGAACGTTGTCGAACCTCTGTTGCGTGAGATCAGGGGTCGAAGAGGTATCACAGACTTCCGTGTTGTATGTGACGAAACAAACAACACGCCCGCTGTGGTCGATAGAAACGAATTTGTCGCTTCCATCTTTATCAAACCCGCACGTTCAATCAACTACGTAACACTGAACTTTGTTGCAGTTAGAACGGGTGTCCAGTTTGATGAAGTTGTGGGTGCGGTCTAAGATAACAGGAGCTTAAGAAATGGCAATTTTAGGAGTAGATGACTTCAAGTCGAAGTTAAGAGGTGGTGGCGCTCGCGCCAACATGTTCAAGGCGACTGTTAACTTCCCCGCATATGCAGGGGGAGATGTGGAACTCACATCTTTCCTATGTAAGGCGGCACAGTTGCCCGCATCCGAAATGGGGGTTGTTACAATCCCGTTTCGTGGTAGACAGTTGAAGATCGCCGGTGACCGTACCTTCGGTACGTGGACCGTGACTATCATCAACGATACGGACTTCTTGGTACGTAACTCACTCGAACAGTGGATGAATGGTATTAATTCTCACCAAGCAAACACTGGTCTTACCAACCCCGTTGACTATCAGGCTGACCTGATCGTTGAACAGTTGGACAAGGATGGGTCAACTATCAAGACATATAATTTCCGTGGGTGTTTCCCAACTAACGTTGCGGCCATCGACGTGAATTATGAAACAGTAGATGCGATTGAGGACTTCACTTGTGAATTCCAAGTCCAGTACTGGGAGTCTAACACTACCAATTAATGGTGGTATAAGTATAGGGTACGGAGGGGTAACTCTCCGTACCTTCTTACTATAGTAGAGTTTGGAATATATGGCAGAGAACAACGGTATCAAACTTTTTGGATTCGAGTTAAAGAGGATCCAGAAGAAAGATAAAGAACAGGAAAAACTCCCCTCTATTGTCCCGAAACAGGATGATGATGGCGCGGGGTATGTAACTGCCAGTGGAGCCCACTTCGGTCAATATATTGACATGAATGGGAACGAAGCGAAAGACAATGCAGAACTCATCAAAAAATATCGTGGTATCGCAGAACATCCTGAAGTAGATGCCGCCATCGAAGATATTGTTAATGAGTCTATCAGTGCATCTGATGCAGAGTCATCCGTTGAAATCGTTCTTGATAAGGTAGAGGCACCCGACAGAATTAAGAAACTGATTGTTGAAGAATTTGACAATGTATGTTCTATGATGAACTTCAATGATCACGCCCACGATATCTTTAGATCGTGGTACGTTGATGGTCGTATCGTACACCATCTAGTAGTAAACGAATCAAACCTCAAGGCGGGTATTCAAGAGATCCGGTCAATCGACTCCTCTAAGATCCGCAAAGTAAAAGAGGTCAAATACAAAAAGGATCAAAAGACAGACGCCAAAATCGTTGATAGTGTAAATGAGTTTTACATCTATCAAGAGAAGGCGGGTGCGAACCAAGGCATCAAATTGTCTCCGGATTCTGTTTCGTATGTGACTTCGGGTCTACTTGACCCCTCTCGCAAACGTGTAGTGTCTTATCTACACAAGGCAATTAAACCCGTCAACCAGTTAAGGATGATGGAAGACTCTCTGGTGATCTATCGTCTCGCACGTGCACCTGAGAGAAGAATTTTCTATATCGACGTTGGTAACCTACCTACGGGTAAGGCAGAACAACACATGAAAGACATCATGTCTCGTTATAGAAATAAGTTAGTCTACGATGCAAACACTGGACAGATCAAAGATGATCGTAAACACATGTCCATGTTGGAAGACTTCTGGTTACCTCGTAGAGAGGGTGGACGTGGTACAGAGATCAGTACCCTGCCTGGCGGGGAGAACCTTGGACAGATAGATGACATCATCTACTTCCAGAAGAAACTGTACCGTTCATTGAATGTACCTATCAATAGACTGGAACAAGAAGCCCAGTTCTCGTTAGGTCGTTCAACAGAAATCAATAGGGACGAAGTAAAGTTCCAGAAGTTTGTTGATAGACTTCGCAGACGTTTCTCTATGATGTTCTTGGGCATCATCAAGAAACAACTTGTCCTCAAGGGTATCATCACCGATGAGGATTGGGATGAGTGGAAGAACGATATCGTCATCGACTTTATTCGTGACAACCACTTCACCGAACTTAAGAACGCTGAGTTGTTAAGGGAACGTCTGGATACTATGGACAGAATTACACAGTATGTTGGTGAATACTTCTCGCGTGAATGGGTAATGAAAAATGTCATGATGATGTCAGATGATGACATCGAACAGATGAAAGATGAGGTCGAATCCGAAAACGATAAAGGTGACGGAGGAGAGGCGGACGATGGCGACGAATTCCAGTAATGAATTACTTGGAGTGGTTGGCACAGTTCTTTGATTTAAACCATGATGGTCAAGAAGACCGTCACGATGACTATGAGAAAATAGGAGAACCTGAAGATGAGTGATAACGAAACAGTTGAAGACGTAGTTGATCAAGAGATCCCTACATCTATGCAACAGGATTTTATTGACATGGTGCAGGCTGGTAACTTCAACAAAGCGAAGGAACAGTTTGACACCATGATGGCGGACAAGATGACTGCACGTCTTGACGCCGAGAAAGCGGCAGTCGCATCTAGTATCTTTAACTCTGACGAAGACATCGATCTAGAAGACGATGATTTCTTCGATGTAGAAGATGAAGATGAACTGGATGAACTCGACGAGTACGAGTTAGAACTCGAAGATGAGGACACCGCTGAACAAGAGGGTAAAGAAATTTATTCTGGTGCAGAAATCTAAATTTGTATAAATAATAGTCAAGGGAAACTTATGCAAACTTTTTTAGAACTTCGTGAGAAGTTGGGACGAAAACCAACTGGTACTATCGTCTACGATAAAAAAATTAATAAGATCCCTGTACAGATTTATAAGGACAATAAAGGGTTCACCGCCTATGTTGATGGCGATAGATTGGACACCTTTAAGTCGCAGAAAGATGCACAGAGGTCCGCAGAGAACATCGTCAAGGAATTAACCTAATGAAGTTAATCAGCGAATACGTAGAAAACGATCTACAATGTATTGTAGAGAAGAAAGAAGATGGCGCAAAGAAATACGTCATCGAAGGTATTTTCGCGCAGGCGGACGCAAAGAATAGAAACGGACGTATCTACCCCAAACCAATTATGGAGAATGCGGTAGGTAAGTACGTAAAAGAACAAGTATCTAAGAAACGTGCGGTTGGTGAATTGAATCACCCTGAAGGACCGACAGTTAACTTAGACAAAGTTTCTCACCTCATCACTGACCTCAAGTTTGAGGGGAATGATGTGGTAGGAAAGGCACAAATATTGGATACTCCTATGGGTAAGATCGTTCAAGGTCTTCTTGAGGGTGGTGTTCAACTAGGTGTGTCAACTCGTGGTATGGGTAGCCTTGAACAACGGAACGGCGCAATGTACGTCAAAGACGATTTTATTCTTAGTACGGTTGACATCGTACAAGATCCATCCGCACCGGATGCCTTCGTTAATGGAATCATGGAAGGTGTTGATTGGATCTGGAATAACGGCGTTCTAGAAGCTCAGGTAATTGAAAAAATGGAGACTGAAATTAAAACTGCTCCGAAGGCGTTTCGTCCTGAAACGCAAATTCGAGAGTTTAAGAATTTCCTCTCGTTAATTAAATCACAATTGTAAGGAGTCAATAATGACTGAAGAAACTAAAGTCGAAGTTGAACTCCACGATGAAGAAATTAACGATATCGTGGAAGAGACTCTCGAAGAGGCGGCTCCTGCTGCTAAGGGTGCAAAGGGTGATGAAGGGGCCGTAACGGAACCTGAGTCAATCGCATCTGTAGACAAGGCTGCAGACGCCGTTAAATCGCAAGCTCCTGTTCCGAAAACTAAGGCAGGTATGATCAATGCTATGTTCACTAAGATGAACGGTATGTCTAAGGCAGAAATGTCTAAGATGTATGCATCATACATGGGTGAAGGTGTTGAAGTTGAAGAAGGTGCGGAAGAAGTGGTTGCTGAAACCATTGACACTACCGCAGAACTGAACGCATTGGTCGAGTCTGAGGCAACACTCAGTGATGAGTTCAAGGCCAAGACTGCCGTAATTTTCGAAGCTGCTGTGAAGACGAAACTCTCTGAAGAAGTTGAGAGAATCGAAGATCAGTATAAGAGCGAACTTGCCGAAGAGGTATCCTCTATTAAAGAAGACCTCGTAGGTAAAGTAGACAGCTACCTCAACTACGTTGTTGAGACTTGGATGGAAGAGAACAAAGTTGCAGTTCAGAACGGTCTCCGTACTGAAATTGCAGAGACGTTCATGAACAAGATGAAGGATCTATTCGTAGAGTCTTACATCGAAGTTCCTGAGTCCAAGTTGGATCTAGTTGACGAACTGGCTGAACAGGTTGAAGAGTTGGAAGGAAAACTCAACACTCAAACTGGAGACAACATCAAACTTGCAGAACAACTGGAAGTACTCCAACGTGACGCGATCATTGCAGAAGCAACTCGTGGAATGGCAGAGACTCAAGTTGAGAAACTGCGTGGTATGGTAGAGTCTGTAGATTTTGATGACGAAGAGTCTTTCAAAACTAAAGTTCAGACAGTTAAAGAATCTTTCTTTAAGACAGAAAAACCCGTGGTTAGTGAGGAACTCACCGCCGAAGAACCTGAGACTGAAATCGAAGTTTCTTCTGTGATGGAACAATACCTCGCTGCCATTAAGAAAACTACTCAATCACAGTAAGGAATATCTAAATGAACACTAACTCTTACGATCAATTGATCGAAAAGTGGAGTCCGGTACTGAACGAAGAGTCTGCTGGTGTGATCGCAGATCGTCACCGCAAGGCCGTTACTGCCGCGATTCTTGAAAACCAAGAACGTGCAATGCGGGAAGACCGCGCTGCATCCGCTGGGTTCCTCACGGAAGCCGCTCCTGCCAACAACACTACCAGTGCATCGAACTGGGATCCTATTCTGATCTCTCTCGTTCGTCGCGCTATGCCTAACCTCATGGCATATGACGTATGTGGTGTTCAGCCTATGTCTGGACCTACTGGTCTTATTTTCGCCATGAAGTCTCGTTACGGTGGTGGTTCTACCTCTAACCGTGAAGCACTGTTCAACGAAGCAGAAACCACATTCTCTGGTGACTCTTCTGGTGTTGCTGCTCACGATAGTGACAACGTATCTGGTTTCAACGGAATCGCACCTTCTGGTGACTCCGCTGATACTCTTCGTGGTACTAATCTCACTGGTCGCCCAATGTCTACTGCTGATGCAGAAGCCCTTGGTTCTTCTGGTGCAGGTGCTTTCGAAGAGATGGGTTTCACCATCGAAAAGGCCACGGTGACTGCGAAGTCTCGTGCGTTGAAAGCCGAGTACTCACTTGAACTCGCACAAGACCTGAAGGCGATTCACGGTCTTGACGCAGAGACAGAATTGGCGAACATTCTGTCAACGGAAATCCTCGCGGAAATCAACCGTGAAGTTATCCGTACCATCAACTCTCAGGCGAAGACGGGTTGTCTTCAGGCAAACGTTACTAAGAACGGTATCTTTAACCTTTCTTCGGACGCTGATGGTCGTTGGTCTGCTGAGAAGTTCAAGGGTCTGGTTGTACAACTTGACCGCGAAGCGAACGTAATCGCAAAAGAAACTCGTCGCGGTAAGGGTAACGTAATCATCTGTTCTTCAGATGTTGCGACTGCTCTGTCTGCTTCTGGTATGTTGGATTACACTCCTGCAATG